GCGCGAGATACTAAACGTACTGCTTTCAGCGTAGACCCTGATTTCATGTTTCGCGTAACGTCTAGCAGCTGCAAAGCCGAGGGGAACCCGCCGCCTCCGGTTTTTGTCAAAACTTGCCGCGCACCCGCCGCACATGTAAACGTGGCAGCTTTAGCGTTAGCGTCAGGGCGCAACCACGTAATGGCCAGATAGCTTTCGTTGATCCAGCTTTGAAGTTCGGTGCGAGGCCAGCGAATACTTGTGTCCTGCAAGGCGTGCTCTACGCGCTCAATAATGTCGATTACTTTAACAGTAGCCATGATAAGCTCCTCTGCCAGAGAATAGGGGGAAGCGAACCTCCCCCTACGCTGTTAAATTTAAGCTGTGCCGACCAGAGCGGTTACAAGAGCTTCAGGCTTAACGACCTTGCGCCCATACACGGCGAGGCCACGGACGATGTCGCCGAAGTCAGTCTGGTTACGCAGAGGCTCAGTTTTGCTGATCTGCGAAGCAAACGAGCAAGCAGTGTTTGTGCCAGCAACCATCATCCGACGGGCTTTGGCGTTAGTCACTGTAGCACCCGAGGAAGTCGCAGACAGACCGGGAACGAGAGCTTTAGCCGCTGCGCCTTTGGGCAACAGGTTGCTCACGTAAACGGTAAAGCGATCCAACATACCGATTTTGCCTGTACGGATGGTGCTGGACTGATCACCAGTAAAATACGCTTGGGCAATGTCGGTCTGCATCAGCAGCTGACGGTCACGTGGGGAGATAATAAGCCAACGGCCATCCTCAGGTACGTTTTGCTCATCAAGCGCAGACGACATTTGCAGGATGCAGTTAAGTACATTTGCGGGTGTCGCTTGGTTGATGGGAGCTATGTCTGTACCCAAGTTGTACGCGGCAGAGATCGCACCGGCGGTCGCGCCTTTGTTGGACGCGTGGGCACCGTTGGTGACGTACCAGTTAAAGAACGTATCGTTTTCGATAGTGATCTTCAGCTGTTTGGCAGCATCATCAGTGAACATGTTCATCAAGTCCATATCCGCTTGGTGCGCGAGTACGTCGTTGACCTGTACGCTGAAGTATTTACCTTGGTCGATCTGCATGTCTTGGAAGATCGGTACGGGTACTTCAGATGTCAGGGTAGTACCTGCGCCTGCGTAATCGTTGATGGTGATCTACGGTGCTTGGCGGATACGAATGGTATCGCCTTGGTTTTTGATCTCGCCTTCCCAACTGGTGTTGGAAATTTCAGTCATCATGGTGTTCGCATAGAACTTAGCGTTCAGCTTGTTAGACCATAGTTGTGGGATAAACGCGCCTGAGTAACTGGGATCAGTGTTAAAGGACGACGTGTTACTGGAACCATTGTTTGTGGAACCGGTTACGGGAAATACAGCAGCCATTGTGGCCTCCTATTAAGTTGTTTTAAGACTTAACAGCTGCTTACATGTTAACACATTAGATCACTGTCTAACGCGGCCTTCCATATACGCAACGGTTAACTCTGCTTCAAGTTTTTCCGCCTCTGCGTACTGCCCTCTGGTATTCAAGGTGCGAACTTTAGTCCAAGCGTTTTCTACTTCACGTGTAGAATAAATCTTAGAATTTTGCGCGGCACTCTGCGTACGGGTCGAGTTTGCAGAACGATTTGGCGCAACCTGTTTCTCAAGCTCGGTCTTGCGATTTTGCTTAGCTGCATCTGGTTCACCGAGTGATGCTTTCCAAAGTTTCACGTAGTCCGAAACTGCTTCTACATCACCGTTGTCAAATGCTGCCTGCGCTAGAACTCTGCGTTGGCCTCTAAGCATGGGGTCATGCTCGTTTAACCACGCTACCCAGCGTTCATCGTTGTCGATTTGCGACCAATCAGGGACTGCTTGCTGCAATCGCTGAGAAAAGTCCATTTCGCCAACTTGGCTACCCGTACTTGCAAGTTTTTCCTGCAACTGCGCAATAACCGCGTCTTGTCGCTCAAGCCGGTCTTCGTAATCTTGCGAGACCTCTTTCGCAACTCGTCGCTGAACGTCCAGAAGTTCTTCGCCATACTCGGCTCGATCTTCATCGGTTACAAAACTGACTTTCTCCTTCGACTTTGTCGGTTCGACCGGTTTAGCAGCTATATCCTTGCGGATTTGCCCAAGTTCTCCGTTTAGTTCTCGCACCTGCTGGTGCAATCGGGGAACTTCAGCGTCGTACTTGCCCAACAGGGTTGCGTACTTCTGCTTAAAAGTCTCTTCCTCTACGTCCGTTGGTGACGTGTCAGCTGGCTCTACGTTTTCAAGCGAGGGTGCTTCTTCCGCCTCAGTGCCTACTTCCGCTTCCGTATCCATCTCCACCGCGTCTGGGTTTTGCTGGGCTTCTAGCGCTTTTTCGTACTCTTCGACTTCTGCAAGCTGTGCCTGCACCTGCTTTGGTAGTGCCATATTGTCTCCTTAAAGCGTCAACTATGTTTCACAGCGCCCTTGGGTATGCTGATCCCGTACTTGGTATGCTTCGTATGCCCCTAAAGGCGTTTTACCACTTTGGGCGAGTCTTCTATCGCCCGTAGCAGATCTTCAAATGCCTCTGCTCTACCCTGCAACCGGTGGATTGATACCGTGTCGGTCGCTGTTACAAGTTTCGCCTTGGCGGTTTCCGCTTCAGCCCTAAGCAGGCTGGGCAGTTGGTCATTCCCTGTTTCCTTAATCTGAAGCAGCGCTTGTGCTTGCTGCGGGTCACAAAGATTCAGGTCTATCATATGCTTTCGATACTTTATATCTGTTAACGTGTCAACACATAGAGCAAATACCTAAGTATCGGCCCCCGCCAGAACACAGTGAAACTTGCCCGTCACGGGGATGGGAACCCGGCGCATAATTTCTGCTAGCAAAACGTCACCTTTTAGCTTGCCTTGAATTTTGCACGTTTCCTCAGTCGGAAATCGCTCAGTGTTTTCAAACAACACTGCCTCGCCGGTTGCAAACACTACGATGAAGTGTAAGACCCAGAGGTCCACTACTGGCCGTTTGGCCGCGGACTCATCGTGTTGTCCTGCCGACCGCCCATCTGTGTGCCGTCCTCTTGTAGCTGTGCAGCTTCCTGCATCTGCTGCATCGCCATCATTTCCTGCTGTTGCTGCGCAGCTATGGCCTGCTGCTTCTGAACGTCTTCTCTGCTAGGGACAAGACGATCAACATTGGTGTTGAGATTACCCGCCAAGTCGCGGAGTAGTTCAGCCGTACCCGGAAGGCCAACAATTTGCTGTGCAACCGGGCTTTCCAGAACAAGACGGAGGAACTCAGTCTTACGGACACTTTCAGCTTCTTTAACCACAAGCGACATCGCACCGCGTGCAACAATCTGGACGTCTCCAATAAGATCGGGGTCATCTGAATATCTAAGGTTCCTTTGGTACTGACGCTGCACCATCGTGCTAATTACGTCGTGGTCTACGTTACTAATTACCTGTTTGATGCTTTTGCCAGCGTTAGACATCAGCATAGACAGCCCGGAGGACGTGCGTCCTGCGCCGGGGACGTGCTGACCGGTCATATACCGCGGGATGCCTGAAACCTCGTCTGCGAGTTCCATAAACTTGGTAAACACGGCCATTAGCTCTTGGGCGTTGGAGTTTGGCTGAAAAAAGTTCATCGGGTGGCTGGCATCGCCGTATTCTGACTGTTTGAACTGCCAGATTTTCCACGGGTACATCTGCGTGATGTCTTCACCAGCTGGAAGGCGGCTAATATTTACGCCGACCTGTGGTCCAGAGCTTATGCCCATGTTGTTGGCAAGGCTACGCGCAGCCGCGTTACACATGTTTTGAGCGTCCATACAGAGATCAGCAACGCCGTTGCCGTCGATCCGCCCAGGTACCTTCTCAAACGACGTCACGTAGTACGGTTTACGCCCCAGCGGATCGTAGTTCAGCACCGCACGAATTACGGTGTTGTTAACCATCCAGACTTCGCAGGGGTAGGATTTTTGGGGATCTGGAATTTCTTCGTCACTCAAGCCCCACTCAAGCAGAATGTCGCCCGGGATTGTGTCCCACAGCTGTATTGCCGCTACAATATCGCCGCTTACGTCGTCAAAGTCTACGCCTGTAACATCTTCCATCGTACTGGTGTCGTGGTCCAACCAGTCGAAGCCGCCAACACCAAAGTCTGACAGGATAGAGCGCACAGAATCTTCGTCGTAGCCTTCCATGCCGACCATGTCTTCAACGTCTTCGCGTGTAAGGTGGTGAACCTCTATGACGGGCATGGACTGTACGTCGTCACCCCAAGGTGCCCAGTAAAACTTGAACGGGTCTACGCGTTCCCATTCGTCGCGTACGACCTCGACTATATCCAGACCGCCGTCTCTGTACTTCATGGTCTTACGCTTGCGAGGAATCGGGCCTTTCATGATCGTTTACGGGAATGTCGCAACGTCGTTGGTAAACTCAAACATTGCCTTGGTTAACCCGCCCTCTACGAACTGGTCCCCCCTCTTTTTCCTCATGCGCTCGACGCGTTTGT